CGAAAAACACTAAGTGGTGGTGTTAGACTTCAGGATCAATACTTTCAACAGTTCTCATACTCAATTACGTCGATAAGTACCTCAGAAGAAAGAACTACAAGAAAAAGTGAAGACTACGAATTCACCACAAAACCAGTCAAAGACATAACACACCCAGCAGGATTTAAACTATTCAACAATGTTGGACCCGATTCGTATCAACCTGCTCCGCCAGGACCGATAGACACTGGATATTCAGAAAGACCGCTTATTGGACACTATTTGGCATATAGATTCGATAGCACTCTAAACGGAAGAGAACCTTTTCCTAATCTATGTAATGTAGTTGACCTTTTCCCATGTGGTTTTAATCCATACACAACCAACCCACTTAATGGTTCAGTAAACTGTCTCACAACCCCACACAATCCAAATGGATTTCCAATTGGTTACACATTTGGAGCGGCAGCAGAAGCGGCTGGTTACACTTACACGGCAGATACATATAACACAGCAGAAGACAGAGGCTATACGTTTTGGACTGTATATCATCACCCCGCTTCTTGGTCTGATGGAATTTCATTAGGATCGCAGTTTGGTGACATGAGATTGGGAGATTTAGTTAATCTTATACCAGACGCTGCGAAGGGATATAATGACTCACCCAATGATCCAGTCGAGGACGTTAGTACATGTACGTTAGCATAAGAGGAATATAAATGGCATTACCTAGCAACATAAATACATCAAACAGAACTCTTCTAAATACTAGTTCTATTAAATTTCGTAACTTAGTTGCGAAAACTGCTGTGGATAACTTGTTACAACAAAATCAAGTGTTTTTCTTTGCTGCACATGCGGGAATCGAAGGAACGTCTGGGGCTTCTGCTGAATCATCAGTCGGTGATGAAATAATATATGAGAACATCACTGTTCTAGAGAGAGTTACTCCTACAGATGTGGCTCTTTGTGTTCCTCGTATCAACTGGGAATCAGGGAGAATTTACGATGCATTTAATCCATATAAAAATAATTTCGATTATCAAGTAGAGTTTAATGGTGCTATAATATACAACAAACAACCTTATGTAATGACAGAGAACTATAACGTATATGTTTGTATCAAAAACAGTCCTACTGGTTTAGATAGAGATCGAGTAGCATCAACAACAGAACCAACTGGTATAGGAACAAGACCTTTTCAGACAGCAGATGGATATACTTGGCAATATTTATATTCAATATCTGATGAACTTTTTAAATTCTTAACTACGAGTTGGATGCCTACTCCCACTCCCATAAAAGTTGCTCCAACTACGGGACTAAATAGTGCCAAATATAGACAGTACCAAGTACAACTTGCTGCTGACACAACTAAAGGACAAATTAATGATGTCGATATTAATATTGGCAACAGTAATATTTACTTCGATTCACCTCCTACGGCAACCTTAATTGGACAGGGCAGTGGTGGAAAGATAAACATTGGAACTGCCTATGATCCAGTGAAGGGTTATAAGTTAACTGGGTATAGTATTCCTGATGGGGGTACAGGTTATATTGGTGGTGCTGTCAAACTTAACATTGCTCCAAACAGTAACTCAGATATAACAAGTAAAACTCAACTAGAGTCTTTAATCACACCACAATCATCTTTTGGTGGATCAGATAAGGATATTGGTAGTGATTCAACTATCACACTACAAGCAAGAACTCTGATGTTTGTTGGTAGCATGAGTCAGTCTGACGATACAATAGGATCATTCCCCGATGGTCTCGCAATGGGATCGTTTGGTTTAATTGCCAATCCTGTTTATGCTACAGGAGATTTTAAAGGTAATGTCGTTGGTGATGAGTTAGGTAACGGAACTGATACCAAATTAAACATTAGACAGGCAGTAAAAGTTCAAATCAAAGACGAAAGCGGTTCCGGATTTACATTGACAACTGCTAAAGCAATCAGCGATCCAAGACTAGGCACTAATAGTAAAGTTAGTTTTGGTACATCAAACACAGATGCATCTGTGATTGATTTAAGACCATATGAATTTAGTGGGCCTGGTTCTAGTACCAGATCTAATCTGTTTATTGCAGGACAGAAAACTTTACCAGTAGCCGGCGAAACTATTACCGCTTCAACGAACGCAACCTTTGCAGTCGAACAAGTATTCGAGTCAGAAGTTCAAGTAGGCTCGGGTGATCTCTTATACATAATACAGAATACCTTTAACATTCAAAAAGAGCAACAATATAGTGCAAGATTTATCGTCCCACTGTGATAGGAGAATGGAATGAGTTTAAAAAATAATTCATGGAACACATCCTTTTTCGGAGAAGGCGCTGGTTATGGTGACAATTGGGATCCAACCAAGAACCCAATTTCCATTGGGTTTATTCCAGGCCAGGCTCTTCAGTCAAGAGAACTCCTAGAACTACAGACTATTTTAGCATATCAAACATCTACTACAAATAGATGTTTGTTTAGGCATGGACAACCAAGAGTTGATTTAGAAACAGAAAGTTTAACCGATGTCAACACCAGTCCAGTTACGACAACGGGAAATGAACCAAATGCACAATTACAAGTTTATAAAAATGCAGAATTCTTTTGTAATTTTGATACCCCTGCCACCACAGCATCTTGGATTCCAACTGGTTTTTGGTTAACCTTTCCTCCATACTTAGACGATGATACCCGAGACAAATTGACACTAACTATCCCATCTATGAGTAATAATGAATATTTAGGATTTCAGGTTGATATCAGAGTTGTTAATGGAAGGGGAACAGAAGTTGATCAGTTTGGAAATGCTTATGACTTCACAGATCCAGCACTAGCGGGTGCAATAGGAGCAGGAAGACTTGTATATGAAATTGTAAACCAAGGTGACATAGACAATCCAAACCCTGCTTTTGTCTCTACTGATAGAAATCCAGAACTAGAGAGTCCGCGTGATAACACTGATGGGAGTAAATTGTATCGAGGCTTTGTTCCTATTATTAGAAAGTTAGGCGATAATAACTTTGTTTATGCTTTCGATGATACAACAACAGTGCCCTCAACATAGGAAAGAATAAATGGCCGATATAACAAAAAATGATTCACAAATTTCAACCGTATCTCTTGGTGATACAATCAATGATTGGCGTACTCTTACGAACGATCAGATTATCGCTAAGTTAAACTTGATGAAAGTTTATGATATTGCTGCGGGTACTGGTCTTTCTGTGACTGGTGGTTTCGCCGGCGGAGGAACTGGCGGTACTTATGAAATGGTTGTCTCTGACACGATTGGTAAGGGTATTACCATCGGTGGTGATCTTGTTGTCACTGGTAATGTTAGTTTTTCCACGGCTGGTGAAGTCTCTTTTCCAAACGGACTCGTAAATGTAAATGGTGATGATACTCCAGTCGGAGGTTATGCCACTGGTGGTATTGTTGTGGGGTCGTATACTGGACCAGACTTCAACACAGGAACAACTGCGCCATTCTTCCTAAATCTCGGTGGTGCTTGGTTTACTAACCAAGATTTGAAGTTGATTGGCGGAGGAACATTCGCTAATGCCTCAATGCAGCAGATTCTTTTCGGAGAAGCAAACGGAAAGACTCTTGCGTTTAAGCAGAACGTAACAGATCTGACAATCGGTAATGGTCATACTCTAGATACAATCCCTGTAGGATCAACTCTTTCTGGTGAGATCGCCAGAATCAGATCCTACGATGGTCGAGTTGATATCCTTAGAGGTGTAAACAAGAGAAGAATCTCAGGCATCTCACACGATTTTCAGTTTGGTAATGTGGTCAGGGCATCTAGTGCTGATGCAACTGGATTTACTTTAGCATTCGGTAGAGGAGGATCTACGTTAGCGGAAGCGGTTGGTATGGTTTCTAGACTCAACGGAGATTCTGACTTTGAGATTACATTCAACGGTGAAGTTGAAGGAGACTTCTCAACAGTTTCTGGTGGAGTCCTCTCTGTTGGTTGTCCTTACTTCTTATCTGCTTCAAATAAAGGGTTTATTACAACAACAGAACCAAATACGCCTGGACATGTTTCAAAACCTGTTCTTGTTGGATTAGGAACAGACAGAGGTTTGTTTGTAAACTATAGAGGTCAGGAAGTAACTTCATATGCCGGCGGAGGCGGTGGTGGTGGTGGTGGTGCTACTGCTGGTCGATCTATCAGAATGGGCATTGGTGGTGGATTTGCTGTTGGTGATTTGATCGGTATGGACGACAATGGTCAGTATATTAAAATAAATACGGACGAAGGTGGTGTAGTAAACGCAGCAAGAACAATTGGTCTTATGGTAAATGACAGTGAACTTCTATTGTATGGTCTCACAGAATCAACAGATGCCTTTGATCCAGCAACACATGTTGGAAATTATGATTCAGATTCAACCGAGACCTTGTATTTTGCTAGTTATGGTTCAGGCACACTTACAGCAAGGGATGGACAAACCCCAAATGTTCCTCTTGCACTTCGACTAGGATCATCGTCTCAGATATTCTTCTTCAACACTAGGCCAGGTCAGGGTTACAATACCCCATCCTCATCTAATCTAAACAACGTCGAAAGAGATCCTAATGCATATACCGCGGCGGTTGTAGCAGGTGGTCTTAGTGGATCTCAACTTGGAGGTGGTGGATATCGTTCTTCTGATACACCAATAGGAATAGGAAGTATACTAGTAAACGGTGGGTTTGATGTTTGGCAAAGAGGTGTTGGTGTTGATTCCACACATACCGGAACCGCAGACACCTACTTTGCTGATAGATGGTATAGAAACAAACGACTAACTTCTCCAGTTACGAAAGACAATGCCGAAATACAACGTCATGAGTTCAATGAGGGACAAACTGAGGTGGGTGGTAATCCTAAGTATTACACCAGATTAAAGGCAGACTTCGAGGCAGGAGCAGGTGAAACTGCAATTAATGGTGGTGATTTCATCGCTTGGAATACTGTGATAGAAGATGCGAATACCCTAGCGGGTCAACCTGCTAATGTTTCTTTCTATGCTAGAGGTGCAACTGGAGTCACAGGATTCCTTGCCGTTGAATACACTCAATACTGGGAAGGAACAACAGGAGGAACTGCGAGCAATACATTCCTTCCACTGATTTACTTAGATGGTGAATATAAGTTCACAAGATATTCTATCGATATTGCTCCCTTGGTTGGACCTACAGAATCAGGTCTAATAAACAGAGATGAAAGTTGGGCTAAACTAAGCATCCTTCCATATAGGTTCCGAGGTATAACTGGTAATACAGGCGCGGCTGATGTTCTTTATGCTGGAGAGGTTTCTCTTGCTAAGGTTCAAATGGAGTCTGGTTTCAAAGTAAGTGATCCAACAATTGTGGATGTTGATAATGAATTACGAAGGTGTAAAAGATTCTTCCAGACCTCATATACACTTTCTGACTATGTTGGTAAAAACACAATAGTAAGTAGTGGTAATCCAAGTGATGAAACACCAACTATTACAATGCTTAGTGGTTCATCTACAACAAGAGTCCGAGTTTCTACTGAGTTGAGGAAAATCCCCACAGTTAAGATTTACGCTCCAGAAGGAACTCCAAATATGGCGTTCAATATTAGTGCGGGTGGAGAATTTAATAGAGTTGCAGGAACTAGTGGTTTTAGTGGCGATCGATCATGGGATGCCACTGCTTCAGTTAGTGGAACCTCTTCCTCCACACTAGGATTCAAATTCAATTCACTGTTCGGGTGGGTATTCGGAGATGTGGTGGCTTTCCACTATGTTCTAAATTCAGAGTTCAACACAGGAGTCAATGAATGACTTGTAATACATCTAGTTCAAATATTTCAGGCACTCCTATTGCTGGAGAGGTAACTCAAGTTGGATCACAACTGAAGGTTGATGTGGTTCAGACGGCACATGGATTTACCGCAGGAAACGTAATCCGTTTTGATGTTGCGTCAAACGGATATACATTAGCCCAAGCAGATAGTCCAGCCAACGCAGAAGTCTGTGGTGTTGTTGCAGACGGAACAATCACAAACAGCATCTTCAGTTATGTTATGGCTGGTGATATTATCATGAATACATTCTCAACAAACAACACAATTGCTGGTTCTACTGGGGCAGAAGTTTTCTTCCTTAGTTCTGCAACCGCAGGTATCATGGATAGCACACCACCAAACGACGCAGGATCCGTTCTAAAGACAGTTGTAGTTCGTCTCCCATCTGTGTCCATTAGTGGTACAACACAAGATAAGGGTATTGTTAAAAACTATGTGGGTAACTATCTGGGAGGAGATACTGCCGTTTACATGAGCGGAGTTAACCCAATCGGATCTATTCATGCCTTTGCCGCAGGCGCATCGAAGGTTCCAACTGGATGGGCTTTGTGTGATGGATCTGCGATTGACGCAACAACATACCCAGATTTTGCTTCAACCATCGATAAGCGTTATGGTTTCCGAGATCTTCTCACCTTTGTTCAAACAGAGGCTCCTCAGTGTGAAACGGTAGAAATCGGAACCATTTCAGCGAAGGTAATAAAACAAACGACAAATACTCTTCTTGTTGAATATACAAGTTTCCAAAGATCAGGTAATTTAGTCGAGAGTGTTCGTGGAGAAGACGGACAGGCATCATTTACACAGAGTGATTTGAATCCTGTTGGATTCCAGTCTGGGGTTGAAGTGAATTGTATTCAAGGTGGGAATATTATACCAGCAACTCCAAACACAGTTACTTTAGATTCTGTTCTTACTCCCGATATAAGAGACAAGTTTATTATGGGAGCGACCGCAGACACAACTGTAAGTGGCTTAAATAAACAAGGTGGATCAGACAAGATCAACATGAATCTCGTATCGAACATAACAGGGCAGACAGACCTTGGAATTTCGGAAGAGGGTTCTAGTGAATTGACCTCCATTGAAAACTTGCCTCCTTATGTTACGACAAACTGGATTATTCGTATTGGTGATTCGAGTTATACTTCATTCCTAAATCAACTCAGTCTCAAGACCCTTTCTCTTACAGACCTACCTACTTCAGATCCAGCCGTAGCAGGCTCCATATATTCCGATAGTGGAATACTCAAAGTATCAGCAGGGTGATAAATGTCAAATAGTGTAATTGGTTACAACATAGGTGGGATTGGACCTACTGGACCTACTGGTGGCACAGGACCAAATGGAGAGCCAGGGCCTATAGGCAACACTGGCTCCATTGGTGTTACTGGAGCGAGTGGTTATACTATTGACAACATAACAATTTCAGATTTTAATGATACTGGAACATATGTTGCAAGAACAACCTTCACTAACGGTGATGTAGTTTTTAAAGATCTTGGTATTTCAA